ACGATTTCCGAATATGAATCCAGATAGGTGTCGTTGCTCAAATAGGTAGACGTTGTATCGTCGGTGAGTCTAGTCATGCGAACTCTAATAGAGTTTGCTGGACGAGGCAGTTTCAATATGTGGTTGCGTTGATATTTCGAGCGACTCTTGCCACTTACGGTAATCACGCTTGTGCCCATGTAGGACTCTTGGCTCAATGGCACCATGCCAATATCGCCAGTGCCAGAAGTATTGCTCTTTGAAATCACCAAGAAGCGAACCTTTGTCTCGTAAGACACGATGCTTACCTCGTCAGCTACCACTCTCTGAGGGAAGGAGTGGTAGTAGTCCCAGTCAGTCACGATGTCAACAGAGATACGCTTTTGTGGGCCGACGTTACGCCATGCTCCTCCGCTGAAGTCTTGAGGCTGAACAATCATCGAGCCTGCTCCGCCGTCGATGGAATTGCCCTTGGCTGTTGCTTTGATTCCCAAACCGCCATTGTTTCGAACTGCTACCAGCATTCCTGATTCGGTTGTCCAGTTTGAGCTTGCTACCCATTCGTTTCCCGATGTGACATCGTTGAACGCTCCGCCATTGACCGAGATTGCAAACTTGTACTGAACAGTTGTTCCGCTCATGTCTCCATTTGTGGAGTTGGTGTACATTAGTGAAGGAATGTTCACAATCATGCGGATAGAGTCCGCCTCTGGGCTGTTTACCGTGAGTGTGTATGGCGTACCCTTTGTGACCTTGACCCCTGCGCTAAAGGGCGCTTCTACGTATGTGTTGCCAATAGACAGCGGGGATTGGGTGTTTGTTCCATTTCGAAAGTCCGTCTTGATACCTTGAAAGTTGAATGTTCCGTCTGGGTTCTGGAGCGGTGTATCGTTCAAGAAAACCGATTGATTGCCGTTGACTAAACCGCCGATCTGACCTTCACCGATCAAGTCGACAATGTTTAGTACGGCTTTCGAGCGTAACGAGTCGCGTTCTTCAGTAGACATTAAGCGGTCGCCTCGTCAATAGTTATGGATGCTGAAATCGGGTGTGATCCTGTGAGCACTCGTCCGTAGATCAATGGCACAGGATTGCCTTGCATCTCGGTGTTAACGGGGCCGTCAAAGTAGTTGGAGTTCACACTACCATCTGAGGATGACTGTGTGTTCGCCTTACTAGGTCTTGGACTGAGCATTTGGACAATACCGCCCAAGATCATGGTCGCGCCCATCGCGTACAAGTATGGAGACGCGGCGGCAAATGGTGTGAATGGTGCGACAAACGCGGCCACGATCAACGCCGCGCCTATGACGACCTGCATAACGCCACCTCCACCTCCACCACCTGAGCCTGATACGATTGGGGTAAAGCGAATGGATTTCACCTGTCGATGCATTCCGTACTCTTCTTCTGACAGAACGCCCTCGGTTCCGTTCTCGTACACGCAAGTGACTTGATACGCTTTATAGGTGTCGATGTTTTGGATGATCCAGGACTTCAAGCCTGGCTGATTCGCCTCGATTAGACGCAGGGCTTCCGCTGGGGAATTGATGTCCAGCTCCCAGCTTTTGCCAAACTTGCGCCCCATGACGCCATCGAGTTGAATCGTTGTTAGCATTTTGACCTGTGTCTGAAATGGTGCGTCTTGAACTTTCCCCAAAAAACCCCATAAGTGTCCCTGCGAGACAGTCTATTGAGGACATGATGCAAAATTATATCATCCCCGAGATAAATAGCAATGTGATTAGTGACGTTTGCATTGATTGAGAACAGAATCAAGTCCCCTGGCAGATAGTCGTTATTCTGTATTTTTACGAACTGACTGCCCAATTCTGAATTTATTGCTTCATCGAAGAAGTCCAACCCCTTGTCCCACCAAGTATCGATTCTTTGATGCATCAGGAGCGGGAGTTTGATGTTGTACTCTCTGTGGTAGTAGTCCACGCAGAGCGACCAACAGTCAAAACTGCCGAAAACGTAGGGTCTGCCAAGGTACTCGGCCTGGTATCCGCTTGGCTCCAGCAGGACTGGCTGTTCGGTTGTGAAGCCTGCGTCGGTCTTCCTGATCTCGGTGATGAACCAAGGCAGCTCGGTAGCCTCGCAACTGGCCTTATCTGCCTCTGAAGGGGTTCCAGGCTCGTCCACATGAGAATGCCACACCCCGATCACATCGCCCGCGTCTTCTGCGGCGGCGTAGTCTTTGGGGTCGATGATGAATTGGGTTCTTGGCTCTGGAGAGATGTTCTTGCACTCAGACAGACTCGCAAAGCGGCCTGTAGAGACGATCAGCCCGCACGCTTCGTTCGGGTAGCTCTTGGTAGCCAGCTCCCGCATCTGCGCCGTCAGGACGCTATCGTGCATTCCTTACTGCTCCTGGGAATCCGCCAAAGCGAACAGCACTTGTGCCGAACCGAACCTTGCATGCTGTAAGGGTCTTTGCACATATATCGTCAGCCTGTACCGATGTCGTGGCGTTGTTGACGTTGTAATACCCGCCTGCATATCCACATTCGGCTCCCCTGTACTTCCAAGGACAAGAGTTCTGAATGATCTGCCGATTTGGCAACAAAACACCCATCAGGTCGAATGCCGATGAAAGCTCGAACTCGATGATGTGTCGATTCTCCGAGACCTTCCGCTCCACGTACCAAATGTCGTCAGCAATGAATTGGTTGGGATCTGCGGTGGGATTGGTGGAGCTAGGAAAGTTGACCGCGTCGAGATACTTTGCAAACGTGCGCTTGCGGGTCAGTTTGCACCCTACGAAGTCATCAAACTGCTTAACCTGAGCTGATAAAAGACCGTTGATGTTGACGATCTTCACCTTTGGCCTCGGTGTCGCCCCTTGCGTTGTCATATCGAAGCCGCTTGCCTCGATGGGCAAAGGCTCGTATGTCTGACCTTGCCAAACAACGGGCTGTAACAGCTTGTTCGTGCCTGCGTGAAAGCGCGTGATGCCGCCGCCTGGCAGATTGGTGCTGTCTAGGATGAACAGCTCTATCAGAGCTGACTGTTCAAGAAGTTGTATTTCGGCTTTGATCGTCATTAGACTTCGAATACCTGTTCAAAATCCATTGTTAGTACTTGCATACCAGCTTTTCTACTCATTTTCCACTTACGGCAAATATAGAGATTCGTGATGCCGAACGGGTTAGCCCAATAGAACGCGGTGACGCCGCCTCTATCACGGAGAAAGGTTAAGATTTCAGGAACAGCATTACTCGTCGCTGAGAACGTCAAGCTCCATACCTCAGCGCGGTTGTTGATTCCTCGAGGCGTGCGTGCCTCGTAGCCATCACCGAACTTGGTCGATGTGACGTTTGGCTCTTCGGAAAGAGTTGAATCCCATTCGGGTCTGTAGTTAAAGGTTTCGCGTGTCATAGTTCCTCATTGATGACTTATTTATACAGCACACCGCCAGGGCGTTGCTGAGTAACCAACTGCTCCATAACCACACCCTTAACTCGGTTAGCCAAGTCGTACCATTCTGCTTCGCCGCTTCCCGCATCTTTCGAAGAAGACGAGCCGTCTTGTGCAATGTTGATGCTGATTGAAACAACGTTACCGCCAGAGTTCGTAGTGTTTGTATTGCCAGTAAACGATACGGGGATTGAGCGACCATCAGGCAACGGTACATACGCTTCTGGCATCGAGCCTTCACCGAACATAGCAAGTTGCGGACGAGTAGCTACACCACCGCCTGCGTACTTCACGAGATCCAATGAGCCACTGCCTGTCATTATTCCGCCGTCAGCGAAGAATGAAGCGATCAATGAGGTGTAATCACCACCGCCACCACCGCCACCACTAAACATACCCATTACACTGTCCAGCATTCCGCTGAGACCTTCGCCTAAGCCCTCTAACATGCTCGTGCCGAACTCGCCCAATGAGTCCCACATTCCTTGAAGCCCAGATTTCAGATCGTCCCAAACGGTTGAGAGCTTTTCTTTAACCTCTTCGAACATTTCTTTGCTCTTAGTCTTGATGTCCTCACCAGCCGCCCCAACATCCTTCGTAATCATCGGGTTGGTCAAAGTTCCTTTTTCGCCAGTTGTGGCACCACCGCCACCCATTAATCCGCCCATCATCGAGCTGATACCGTCAAGAGCGCCTGTGATTGGAACTGCAAGGGTTTTCTGCAATGAAATCTTGTACATATCCATCGCCATATTACGAGCCATCTGCTTGAAGTCGGCTGTTCCGCCCGTAGTGGCCTGAGCAATATTGTCGATGATGTTCTGACCCCATTGAGCTGTAACACGATTCATCTGCTCTGTGGTGTCTTGCCAAACTCGCTTGAGCTTCTGTAGCTCGGTCATTGTGGCAATGGTGTACTGAACTTGTGCGCGATCCTGAGCGTCGCTACGAGTAGCTTGAACACTCAGAATTGCATTCTCTAAACGTATCTTTTCCTTTGTTCCTTCTTGTTCTTTTGCCGCTAACTCTTCCAACCGGTCGAGTTGAGTGTCGGCCTCGAGGTTGATACGACGTAACTCCTCGCGGTGAGCGTATTCTTTGTATTGACTGACTGTCGCTGTGGCCTTGATGTACTCAGCCTGAGCTGTACGCATCTTCTCCATCTCGTCTGAAGCGAAGTTCAGCGATGAGGCGATAGCGACGTTACCAAGCGCTTCAGCGCGTTTCTTCCTGAACTCTTCAAAGTCGGCACTTGCTGACTTGAGACGAGCGCCTAAAGCATCGAAATGCTTAATCATGTTTCGGAAGGCGGTATCGGTAGTGCTCAAGCCTTGGTTGTTGAACCTGTCTTGTGCAACTGTCAGATCAGTCTGGGACTGAACGGCGCGTTGCTGTGCGTCTGTCAGCGCCTTCTGGTTTTGAGTCAGGTCAGCAATGAAGGCTTTCTGAGAAGCCAACATAACCAAACGCTCACGCTCAGTGTCGGACAAGCCTTTAAGCGACCTTGCGAAAGTGTCAATATCTGTCCCGCCTGACTTCAAGTAAGCCGCAAACTCCTCTACGTACTTCTTACGCTCTTGCAAGCCACCCATGTAGTTGCGGCGTACTGTGCCATCGCCGTCTTTACCAGCGCTCGAGTCGAACCTTCCGCTGGCCATGTCACCCAAGACACTTGCGAACGCCTCGTTCTTCATCTGGTCAAAGCCGCGAACTTCCTGAATGGTGGACTGGAGCTTCAGCTTGGCTGACTGAACTTGTCCCGCAATATCCTGAATTGCGCGAATCAGCGGGTCTTCTGCGGTCTCGTTCTTATCTTTCTTCGCTACCTTTAAGGTGCCAAAGTCTTTAGCGGCCTCTTTGTAGTTATTCCACTGACTAGCTAAACCAGTGCGTTCATTGGTTATCTCCTCCAGCATCGCTGAGATTTTGCCTTTCTCACCGTCTGCCGCTGTCTTCAGCAATGCATTTAATCTGTCCTGCTCTGCCTTGAGCATATTTGATTGAATCAGGATAGATTCTTTAGTCTTTGCTGATATTTTGTCTTTAAGGTCTTTTGTCGCTTTCTCTACCTGATCGCCGGTAGCTCCACGCCCTTTCAACTCATCTTCTATGTCTTGCTTTTGCTTGCGTAGCGCATCTAGCTGAGCATTTTGCTCTTGCACGCTTGCTTTGATGGCATCTACTGTTCTGGCTCTATATGCTCTAGCGTCTGAGTCGTCGTCTTCTTTTTGCAGAAGGCGCTTTGACTCTGAAATGTCGTCAACGTATTTTTTGCGTAGAGCAATATCCGCCTCATACTGCTTCTTGCGGTCGTCGTATTCTTTTTGAGCCTGTTGAAATATTCGTTTCGTAGCTGGGTCAGTACCCTCTGGTACATCCTGTGGTCGTGCGGTCTTGGCAAAGAACTTCTCATCTCTAGCTATTCTTGTATCCAACGCCGCTACCTTCGGCTTTAGCGTTTCTTCATCCGTTGAGGCTGCAATTCCCTTTCTGATCTTCTTCGATACCTCTTCGGCTTTTTCCCAGCTCTTTAAGAAGTCGTAGAGTTTCTGTCCGAGATATGTCAATGCGGCAATAGCTACTCCAACCCAGCCACCAAACGCTTGAAATACCAGATTGGCAGCCGTCATCGCGCGAGTGAGCATGCCGACTGACAATGCGGCGGCGGTGGAAGCGGCTGCTTTTTGGTCTAGTAAGATTGTCGTCTTCTTAAAGTGTTCTGCCGTTAGAGCGCTTACGGCGGCGTCAGCCGTGTTTGCAACCGTGTGATTGCGAGTCGCGGCGATTGCGGCCAATAATGCAGTTTCTTTTGCTTTTAGTGCCTCAATTTCAGCCTTCGTAGAGTTTACTGTTGTGGCTAATATGGCAGAGTTATTTGCAATCCGCATTGCTTCTGCATTTGCGGCTGCGGCTGCGGCTGCGGAGCCAGCTTTCTTACGGCGTAACTGTGCTTCAGCTTGCAACTCGGCAGCCATTTGCTGTGCCAGGAATTGTTGCTGAATAGTGTTTAACTCTTGGTAGTGCGCTACACGATCTGCCAGCTCTTTGGCCAAGGCGGCCCGTTGCTTTTCTAGCTTGGTAGCGGAAGCGGCTGCCTCTTTTGCGGCAGCGGCGGCTTGTGCATCAGCTTCTTTAGCGATGATGGCTTGGTTTCTTACAAAAGCCCCTTCCTCGGCCGCGATCTCCGCCATGATGAGTCGTAGCTTGTCGGTTTTCGCAGACTCTTGATCGGCAATTTCCTTCTTGTACAGAGCGATGCGATCCATTGTGAATTTACGGAACGCCTCCGTGAATACCATGATCTTGTCTACCGCAAAGTAAACAAGGAATGCTTCACCCGCCAGCTTGATACTGTCCCACCACTCTCTCGTGAAGTTGATTACCTCTCTCAAGGCTCTAACAATGCTTGCGAGCGCCTGCCCCATGTCGTATGCTAGAGACTTCGATGTCATGCCGTCAAACGCTTCGATCAATTCTTTTAGGCTGGCTTTTGCTTCTGCAAAGAAGTCTGTCTTTTCATCTCCCGCGATGTTGATCTTGAACAGCTCGAACTTTGTCTTCAATAGAGCCAGCATGCCAGTCCAGGTGTCCATCATTGATGATGCGGCACCATAGTTTTCTACGATCATTGCGGCAAACATGTTATTCAAGGCGCCTGTGGCCTCTACCACACCTGTGCTTACCAGTTTGGCGAACTTGGCAGTAGACATGCCAGCTCCCTCTGCCATCAGGTTGATAGCGTTTGGAACTGCCTCACCTAACTGCTGACGTAACTCTTCCATCGAGATCACGCCCTTGCCCGCCATCTGCTGAATCGCAATAGAGGCTCGGTGCAAGGTGTCGCTTGTCCCACCAAATTTAGCTACAGAGTCGGTCAAGGCTTGCATACCAATCGCTAATGGATCAATGCCGCCAGACTTCATCTTCACGAAGGCGTCAGTTAAGGCTTTAACTTCGAATGGAGCGTTCTGCGCCAGGTTGAATATGTACTTGACGCTAGATGCAGCTTCCGCTTTCCGTGAGTAATCGTCGGTCGCTTTACTCATGCCTTCCATGAGCTTTGTCATACGCTCCATCTCACCCGCGCTCTTCAGAATGGCTGAAGGCAATGCTAAGAAGATGTCGTGAATGTCAGTGAGGGCGAAGCGAACAAGCGACAGCGTGAACACTGTGCTTTGGAATGTCTTGCCTAGTCCTGTGAAGTGGTTTTCTAGGTTCTTTGTAGAGGTCGCGGTCTGGTCGAGCGAACGCTTCATCTCGTTGATGATGTTGCCGTTTTTGATGGTCTTTACTGAAAAGTCGCCATCATCAAGCGTCATTACAACTTTGATTTCGCCGCCTACCATAACCTTGTCCTTTACATGGCTTGCGCCATAGCTTTCAAATCTGCGAACCCAGCCTCGTCTCGCTCAATATCGGCGCCGATTGGGGCTTTAACAATTACTCCCATTTCGAGTATAAGTTTCTCTTGATAATCTTTCATGCCTTCAGAACTTTGTGAGATTCCCGCAATCATTAAACTACGTAAATCCGACTCCGCTCTAATACGGCGTATATTGGCGCTCATCAGCCAGAATGTCTTGACGGGCATGTTCAAGACTTCCTGGAACGACATCGAGTAGAAGTGGCAGAGCTGGCTGAACAGGAAACCAAAGTCGATCTCCCTGTCCGGCAAGCCCTCTAAGCGTTTCCCTGCTCGTCTACCTTCTGCTCTTCGGGTTTATCACCCATCAATGTTGCGGGATCTTCCCCGCGAATGAATCCTGTCAGCGCTTTCAACTGATCGAGAGACAAGTTCAACAGAACGCTCTCTTCAATCTTGGGAATGGCACGCTTGATAAGCTGTACCGTTGCCTGTAACTGCTTCGCATAGCTCATCTCGTTTTCGAGCGATTCCGCTACACGGGTTGTTTCGATAAAGTCTTCTACCGACATTTCCTTGATCGTGTAGTTGGACTCACCGATCTGAACTTGTCGCGTCTCCTTGGCACTCAATTGATTGAGATTCAATAATTTCGTCATTTCTGCTCCTGTTATCTATAAAAGAAAAAGCCTCGCACTAGGCGAGGCTATTCTACTACAACTTTACTCAGTAGTGAACTATTTTATGCGCCCACTGTGAATAACTGTCCTGTTGCGGCATTTGGGTAGCCATTGAACTCAACGTTGTAGATACGCTCGCTTTCCAGCTTGTAAGCGAAATTCAAGGCACCTGATGTAGCGGCCAAAGGAATAACGAAGTCCTCAGACTTGTCATCATCAGCCTTAGCTGAAGGATGCAAGCGCAATTCTTTCGCTGTTGCCAAGAGGTCAGTACCAATCGCTGTAATAACAGAAACGGACTCGGCTGTAGGCTCTGCACCGCCAGACAAGGTTGCGCCAGATACAGTCACTTTAACGCCAGCAGTGCCGGTAGCTAATGTGAATGAATTACCTTCAACGCCTTTACCACTACCATCGCTGATGCTATTGCCATAAGTCACTGTTACTACTGCGGCTGCGGCAACGTACTGGGCGGCGGCGATCTTAGCGTCTGTAGATGCATTCAATACAGCTGCCAAGTTTGTCGCTGTAGCGGCTGGTGTAGCACCAATCGTTACTTCATCAGCGGCGGCGGCAGTTGTCTTGAAAGTGATTGTCTTACCGTTAACTGTGATTGTGTCACCAGTCGTAGGTAATGTGGCAATTGTGATAGTACCAGTAGCGGCAGTACCACCAGTGCTTACGAGCGATGCGCCAGGCATGATCGCAACCAAGTTGTCCAAAGTTGTCTCAGCCAAAGGTACTTTAGCCATAACGTCACGACCGAGGATGTATTCGTTGATTGTTGTCTTGCCGAACTGATCGACGTTTACTTTACGGGTATCTGTCTTAACTGTAACTTCAACGCCGCCCTGGGTGTATCCCAAGTCTACGCCGTCGAATAAAACCTTACAAACGCCTAGTTTGACGTTACGTGTATCTGAAGCCATGTGAAACTCCTTTGCAAAGAGGTGATTATTGTGTCATTAATGACTGTTCCGGTGGCAGGACTGTAACACAAAACCAAGCAAAAGTCTAGGTTTATAGGTATGTTCTGGCTATATCGATGAGTCTTGACATTAAACCTGCCTCTATTTGCTCTGCGGCACGTTCCATGAAACCACCCCCGACCTGTTCGCTCTGTCCAGATTGCTTGGCTACGGATTTTTTGCCCAGCTTTTTTGGCCCCATTGGGGTGAGGTGTTCGTGCATTTCGTAGGCGTATTCGCCAACTACATGGCCTGGTCGTTCTGGTACGGGCTGGTTCATGTCGATGAAGACTGCCACCACTTTGGACATGAAACGGCCTCGCATGTCACGGCCACCGCCTTCGGTAGACAGCGTGATCGCGTCCTCGAGGTTGCCCATGTCGACGGGAGCCATCATTCTGGCGAGCTGTTGCATCTTCTTGCCCTCGCGCTTCATTTGCTCAAAGATGTGCTTTGGGGCTTCCGATGAGGCTTTCTGAAGGATGAACTTCAGCTCCTCGACTCCGCTGACTGAGAGTCCCACGATTACTCCGTGAATACAGCGTCGATGCGAACCATCATTTCAACGTAGCCACCGTCTGATACCTGATAGGTCAGCGGCTTATGGCAAGGGCGAAAGTACTTGACCGTCATACCCTCGACTTGCTCGTCATAGAAGGTCAATGCGGCCATTACATCGTTCATGAGAGCGATTCCATTCTCGATCTTGGAGCTTGGCACTCGAACGATCACGGTGAACTGGGTCTTGAAATAGCCAGGTAGCTCATAGTCGATCTGGGTTCCGCTGAACGGGTTGCGTAAAAGGATGCCTTCGGTGACATCGATCGGCATGAAATGAACGAAGATCGTCTTACCCATCTCGCCCAATGCGGCGGATTCCAGTCGGTTAGCTACAGGTATCAAGTCCATGATTATTTCCGAACGTTTGCGGTGATTTCGTAATGGTCTAAAACGCCTTCAACGCTAAATCGAGGAAGTTTGGACATAATCAGTAGCTTCAAACCCTGAAGTTCGATCACATCATCAATTTCAGCCCTTGTAGACGCTGTAAGAAGGATATTGGCATCTGATTGAAGCTCTCGCGCATTCCCGTTGGATGCGGCGGTATCTGCTCTAACCGATGATTTAACTGAAGTGATATTGAGTGTCACGACGGCACAGCGCTCGTTGTATCGGGCGCCCAATGTCGGCTGACCATAAACATCCGTCTTGCCCGATGAGGTCTGAATCGTGCAGTTGAGGTTTGGTTTAAACATGAGAAGCCACCATCGCTGAAGAGTTGTAATGAAAGACGGTATCGATCAGCGACGCATAGCTTGGGTAGCCCTTGGTAGTCCCTGAAATGGAGAATTGGGTGCCGTTACCGGCATGAGCTGGGTCTGAGTAAGCCACTTGAGCCAGGTCAGAGTCAGCGGCCATTTGAGCCAGTCTTGCCTCGATCTGAGTCAAATAAGCGAAATGACGGGCTTGTGTGTAGAGGTATCTGAGTGCGGCGTACTTGCGACCGCCCATGCTCGTCACCTTGAACTCGGGGTTGCTGAGTTTCTTTTGCAGTGCAAGGCCCATTGCACCACCCGCATCCTTGATGCTGGCGAACATGACTTGCTGTAAGCCCTTCATCGCCAGAACGAGCGTAGAGACGTTTTCCAGCGAAATACGAGCTAGGTCAGCTTCGAGCGTCGCGGCGCGTGTCTGGGCCGTTTCTGATGGGTTCTTGCTGGTGTATTCGTCAATTGTCTGCTTTGCAGTTGCGAGAAAGCTCAATCGAAGGGGTGCGGCGGCTCGTTTGAAGTCTGAGACGACCGATGGGGTCACTTCGATGCCAGGCGCCATCGTTGACAGGTAACGACCCGTCAAGGCGAACAAGTACAGCTCGTACTCGCTCTTGAGGCGGTCAGCAAACTCGTTGACCATTACCCTGCTCTTCCAACGCGCTTGGCGAATGAAACGTAGTAACTCAGGTAGCTCAAAGCCCTGCGGCAGACTGGCAACTCGATTGGCTTGGTATCGCGGTATTTCTGTGCGGACTCGCCGATACGCTCTTCGATGATTCCACCCTGGCGTTTGCTGTCCATTGTGTTACCGCCCAAGATGTGATCGGCCTCAGCGACTTGAGCCAGGCGTAACGACTTCTTGAAGCGATCGGGCAACTTCACGAACTGGTCTGCCTTGAGGATCTCGAGGTTGCCGTTGAAGATGAACAGGCTGTTGCGAGCTACGTAGCTGGACTCGTAAGAGCCTTCTGGAACGTACTGCAAGGAGTCTTGGCCGAAGTTCACGTTGGAGTTCAGCAGGTTGAAGTTCAACTGGATGATGTGACGGCGTGCATCGATCAATGCGGCCACCTTCTCATCTTCCGATGCTGAGTCCCATGCGTCGGTCTTTGGCATGTCCAGAGCGGTCAGGAGCGCCTGGTCGTATGACTGGAACGAGTTCACCCCAGTCACAAGTGGCGTACTCAGCTCAATGGCGTAGCTTTTATTGATCGAGACAGTGAAGTCATCGGTCACGCAAATCAGCTCGACTGAGCGGATCTCGCGGGTGTTGGCGCTACCCACGACGTTCTTGATCGCTGGAATGGTGATGACCGCCTGTGGATCTCCCGCAATGAAATCGGGAACGGCTGTCAGCGCTACAAGCTCCACGTCATCCTGATCTCGGACTCTGTACTGAGCTGTGTTAGCGTTGATGGCGTTGCCTGCTCCATCAGTCAGGTCGACTGTGAGCTTGACTTCCGTTGAGGTGAGGTAGACAGGCAGTGACATAACTATTCCGCTTTCTGGTTATCTTGGGCCTTTAAAATCGTTTCAATCAAACCGACAATCGAAGTGCCCTTTACCTTCAATGTCTCCGCAATCTCTCGTAATCCCACGATCCCTGACTTATCAGCGACCGCCTCGAGTTGCTTGCGTGTGTATCGTGTGTTTCCTGCGGAGGGCTTGTCGCCTCCTTGTTGTTCTGCCCCCTCGATTGGCATCGACATCGCATTGATGCCTTCACCGCCCGTGCCTACAAAGGCCGGCGCGTCCATGTTGTTCAAGTACATTTGGCCTACGTTGGCGGCAGAGCCGTCTTCCCAGGTCGCACCGATAGCGGCGGCGATGCGGATACCGTCAATGGGTAGAACTTCAGTTTCACTGAGCCCATCCTTGAACATCACCACACCCATTTGGCCTGTGTACTTTTCAAAACCTGATTGTGTAAGTCGTAGCTTCATTTCTATTCTCCTGTTGATTCAATGACTGGCGCATCAGCACCAACCAACTCCACTTCATAGATCGCGGCAATACCAGCGGCAGTGTCAGCATCTACGTTCGTTACGGAAAATCCGCCTGCAAACTGAATATCCCCAAGATTGCCTGTAAAGCTCTCATAGCCTTCTTGTACGATCTTGATCTTCATAAATGCTTTCCTTCAATAGAAAAAGGGCGGGTCTTGTGAACCCGCCCATTCTAAGTCAGTCCTGACTTAAATGCAACTTATACGTTTGTAACACCCTTTAAGCGTGCGATTGAGCGGCTAGATTTGAGTGCCAAACCTGTATACCACTTCAAACGGATACGTGTTGCATCCTTGTTCTGCACTGTACCGATGTTTTCAACAACGATACCGGCATTGTCGCCACCGTACAAGCCATGCAAGCCATCCAACTCGTTCAAGCGTAAAGCGTAAACAGAAGTTGTATCGAGTGCTGTGCCTTGATCTTCGTCAGCGGCCAAGAACTCGTTCATGATGACAGGAATGCCATTATGTGTGAGCATTGGACGACCGAAGTTCTCTAACTGTTGCATTACGGCGTCTGTACCGTATGTAGCGCGGAGCAAGCCACGGAAAGCGCGGATTGTGCCACGACGCATAACGATTACGTCAGCACCGTTAGGAACAGCGTCGCATAACTCGTCGAGCATGGACAATGTCAATGCATTACCGTTTGCGCCAGCAGACAAGTTCTGTGTGCTAGGAGCGGCGGCGGCTAAAGTTGGCAAGCCATCGAACGCTTTAGCGTTTGTGCCTGTGTCGCCAGTAGCCAATGTTTGATGGAAAGCACGAGCAACAGCTTTGGCTTTCTTAGCGATTTGAATGGCCATCTGGTCATTTGTGTCGCCCATTGTTGTTTGGAGGAATTTATCCACGTCAACGTCACCAGCTAAAATACGGAGCTTGGCAACAACTTCAGTGAATGTAGCCGCGCTCTCGCTAACTGAATCGTTAGGGTCGAGGAAAGCCGCACCGCCTAAAGCGTTTTCGCGGTTGTAAACGTAAGCCTTGCCGTTAACGCCTACGAAAGGCAAAACGGAAAACAAGTCATCACGCTCGATGATTTGGTCAATTACGCCTGAAACTAATTGGTTGTTACTTAGCTTCTCGGCTTCGGTCTTAAGAAGAGCCATTTTTTAATCCTTTCGAATGATTGAAAACAACGCAGTTCGGCTCTTACGTCGCTCTAAGTCACCGATTTAAGCCCGCACTTTATCATATAATGGCATAAAACGCAAGTCATCAGTGACTTATTTTAACAATAAAACCGTGTTAGAACTTCAAACCCTTTAATCCACCTGCAATCTTGGACAATCCATCAGCAGGGCCTTCTGGTTTTGATGTACCAGTTGGCTTTGTAGATGCTGATCCAGCGCCAGGCTTTACCTTGCTCTTGAGCAGATGATCCTTCTCAGGGTCAGCGTCAACAATCTTGCGAAGTGCATCCTCGAATGCAATGTTATTTCCGTACTGGTCAATCATTGCGGTACGGTTGGCACTGCCGCGAGGCTTGTCGTAGCCCACAACTTTGCCGTCTTCGTAGTCGAAGTGATCGCCATAGATGACGCGAGCCTTGGCCGGCGTCAAAGTCAGCTCTTCTGAAATGAACTTGGATTGAGAGAATTGGCTTCCGATCGTCAGCTCATTCATCTGGCCTTTGGTTTGACCCAGTTGACCCTGAAGAGCTTCTAACTGCTCTTGAAGCGACTTGACTTCTTTGCCGTGTTCTTCGGCCATGCGGGTCTTTAAGCGATCCCACTCACCTTTGGCTTCGAGCTGTTTCTCTTCGGCTGTTTTCTTCTCTGAAAGAAGGCGTCTGACTTCTTCAGCGTCTACACCCTCGAATGCCTTGAGTGCTTCCTTCGCTTTAATCAACTCTGCACTGGCTTTGTCCAATGCTTCCTTCTTCTTCATGTTCTCTTTTAGAAGACGTGCTTCTTCGTCCGTCATCTTTTTGGGCGCACCGCCACCACCGTCGCCTGCCGCTTTCTTGGCCGCTTCAGCGTCATCTGCCGCTTTCTTGGCTGCCGCCTCTGCGTCTGCTACTGCTTTTGCCGCTGCCGCTTTTGCAGCCTCGTCATCTCCACTGCCTGAACCACCGCCGTCACCACCATCACCGTTTTGTTGTTCATGATAGCCGCGCATTGCGAATTGTCGTTTGATTAACATATTGTTTCCTTTCGAGCCAGTCTCTTGGCCTTAAGTTTAAAAAGCCGTCGGCAATTCTCTTTGCCAATCGGTTACTACTTTGTTACAACAACAAATCTGCCTTAAGCTGTTGTGGCGTCTTTGTTGTTTTGACCTTGCTTGCTCTCAGCGCTGCCAGTTGCGGGTTTCTTTGCTAATGGATCGCCCGTTACTGACTGCTCAGGCGTACCTGGCCAGTCTTTCAGCTCTTTCTCCATCTCGGCTCGTTTAGCTGAACCAATCTGAGGGAAGAGTTTATCGAGTACCGACTTCATCTGTTCCTGACGCACTGTCTCTGGTGCATCAATCAGCATGAGGCGGGCCGCGATGTCAAATTCGTCGTACAAGCCGCGTGTATCGAAGTCGTCTGGGTAGGAAACAAGGTTTGTTTCTACTTTTGACTCTTCGCTGTTCCACAAGGCTACAAGACGAACAAGTTTGTTTTCGATAACTTCAAGGCTGTCTGCTTTAGCCGCCAACAGAGCATTCACTCGCTCAAAGTCGTAAGCCTTAGCTACACCGCTTGAGTTATCGATGCCGACAGCGTTGTCCTGCTTAGTACGCTCGCCAGCTAATCCGACAGTGTGGTAGATTTCACCGATGATCTTGTTAACGACCGCCAAGATGATCTCTACCTGTTTAACGTCGGGTGATAAGTAAAACGGCTGAGTGTTTGACTCGCCGTCGTACAAGAAGATGCGCTTAGTGCCCATCTCCGTTAACTTCGTGTAATTGTCCTCGCCTGGCAGAATGTTCTGAGCTGGCATAGCCAACTGTGAGAACGTCTGATCCTGAATGATTGCATCCAGGTTGGAGAGGTAGTTTGCTACTGCTCGGTCGAGGTACGCTATGTCACCAATGAGTGAAGGAGCACAGTAATCTTCGTCCGTAATGATGTTGTCGGCAAGGATGACTGGCACTACACCGAGGTCGTGAATTCCTGAGTCGATCAGCTTAACCACCTTGCGACGGCCTTCTTTGAACTCCTGGTAGAGCTGCCAACCGTCTTTTGTCCACAGACGGAAGCGCTCTTGCTCTTCGCCGCTCGAGGTCAATGGATCTGCGTCATCACGAACGCACTCTTCCACCAATACCCAGATCAGCTCACCCTCGTCGTCGAAGGCGTAGTCGAGCAATTGCTCTGGCGTAACGATGTAGGCGTAGGTTCTGAAGCCAGCATTGCGCTCATCAGCCTTTGAGATGACTGGGCCACCTCGAGAGCTTGTGTCGACCACGATGCCGATACGACCGTAGATGGATGCTTTCTTGGACACCTGACGAACGAAATCCTTGATGCCAAGGCCGTTGCGAGTCGATTTGTCCCAAAACCGCTTGACGGCATCTGGAGCGTCATCGGTGTTGCGTTGAATATTTTGCTTGAATAAGTATTTGTTCAACAGATCCACGACTTCGCGTGAATGGTTGAAACGATAAGCTCGTGCGAGTCGATCCGCATATTCCTGATCGCCCTCTTTGATGTAGCGGAATGTGTTCTCATCGAACCACTCGCGCCCACCTTCGTAGGTATCTTCCAAGAAGTCCCAATGCTCAACGTTTTCAGCATATTCGGGATGGCGACGGTCAATCAGTGCGCGAAGGCGCTTTTGATCGTCTGTCGTAGGCATGACAGAAGAGCCGGCCATCGGACTTGCCGGGTCAACGGAGAATGATTCGCCTGGTTTAATTTGGAAGTTCGACATAGGGCTCCTATCTTATACGTCAGTAGTGACTTAGTCAAGCGATTATCTTGACAAGCCACCAATTTCAATTTTACGAACTGGGAATTCCAATTCGATGCAATATCCGCCCGCGTCTGCTGAGTGTTCGACGCCTGCGGTCTTATCTACTTCTCTTGTACCTTTTTTGTAAATAGTTTGTTCTAAAGCATTGATAAAATGCTTACATTTCTCGTCAATACGTAGCCTGACCTTGCCATTTGCGTCTTTAAGCATGCGGTTGACAGCGTTCACGCGATCAGCGACCAGCGGGTGTTTTCGACGGTATTTGATGCGTTCGAACCCCTTCTCACGAAGAATGTCCATATCGGTCTCGCCTCGAGCGTGCTGTCTTTGACCGCCTGCGGGGTCGGGGTACATGACGATTTGTTTCTGATTGCGCCAAAACCGCTTCTCCAGCTCTTCACACACTTCTTCGGTATTGGAGCCGAACAGCACGATCTCGTCGATTGCCCACAGCTCGCCATTTTCTTGAGGCTGGTAGACCACTGTCGACATTGGGTCGATGTTGAAGTCCATACCGACCCAGATAGGTAACTTGGGATTGAAAGCGAGCTTGCCAACGTGCTGTGTACGGTCAAATGGGTAGTAGACCCGTCCAGACATGGTTTCAAAGCTGGCTTCGAACTCCTGACGGAACGACTTTTCGTCCATGTCTTGCTTGGCGGCTTCGATCTCGCTGGCGGGAATGAATGGTGACGTGATCGTCGGGAACTGCCATGACTCCCACTCGTTGCGACCCATCTTGCGGGCGATCTGACCCTTCTTGTACAGCTCGTATAGGTAGTTGTATGCCTTTGGTGTGCCAATGAATAAGGCGCTACCTTGGGTGTCTGCCAGGGTTGGGCGCAAAACTAGCGTCCAGGTTTCTTCGGTCATGTCCTGAAACTCGTCCAGAACAAGAAAGTGGATACCGACACCGCGAAGTGAGTCTGGCTTGTCGGCGCCCTTCAGCTCGATGCGAGAGCCGTTGATGAGCGTAATCACCATGCTCGTCTCGTTGATCTTGCGAATCCACTTTCTCGGGATTGCATCCATCAAGTCGACCCACATAATCTGTTTCGCCATGCGGTATGTCGGCGCGATATACCAAATCTTCTGCTTGGCTTTCTGGGCGTTCTTAATCATTAAAACGCGAGATAAGGCGGTTTTACCCCAGCGTCGGCCGGCAACCACCACCCGATAACGGGCTGATGATCGGTAGACCTCCATCTGCTTGGCGTGGAGACTGATGTGGGCTTTAAGCGCCACTAGCCCTCCACCACCACATCGTCTTCAACGGTTGCGTCAACGACTTGCATGTCGTCCAGCTCGTCGATCTCGTTGAAACTGCGAGCCTGAAGTGACTCAATCTGCTCCGCAGTTAGCTCACTAATGACTAACTCTGGAACTTCGTTTTCATCCACTGAATCGGTACGATCCAGACCGAGAACAGCGTAACGCTCTTCTCGAGCCTTCTTGAGCACCGTCATGGCGGTATCTAAGGCTTTGAGGTTGGTCAGTGCGACACCGACTGGTACACCGTCTTGTTTGGCTTTGAGAATCTCCGTCCAGGTGAGCTTGGCCAGACCACTCGCCATCTTGTAGTGCTCTTCCTTGGTCTCTTTGATTCGAGCGGCGATGATGGTTGCGTCCTCGACTGATGCCTTGGTAACTTCCTCTTTGACTTTCTCGGCGTGCTCTTTGGCGCCAGCACCTTTCTTGATGCCACGCTTTTCAAAGTGATCGGTGAATGTTTTCGAGGTTTTACCAAACCGCTTCATGAGCTGAGGCAGAGTGATCTCGCCACTTTCCCATAGCGCTTCAGCTTCAGCCCATTGACGTGGGGTCATTCGCTTCGATTTCGCTTTCGTTGCGACTGGTTTTTTCTTATCAGTCAATTTTGTTCAACCTTGCTTGTCAAAAAAAAAGGGCGCTGGAGAAGACGCCCATAGGAGAAGACTGTAGCGTCGGAATCTAACAGAAATACGCCTAAAAGTCTACTCATTTGTTTCTAACTCCTCCACATTCACTAATCCGACTAATCGCAATAGTTCTTCATCGCTCAATGATTTCCAATTTGTCTCATCGGGAATGCAATCGTTTTCCCATACCTTTACCAAGCCGTCTTGAATCTCAACTCGCTTGCCTAGCTTTTTGCCGAGGTCGATTGCCAACTCGTCGACTGAGATTTCCGCATAGGTTTCTCCCGAATCCCCAGAACTCGCTTCCGCATATACAGTATTTAAGTTATTAGTAGTTTTCATATATATTTAATATACGTTGAGAGAAAAATCCCCGAGACTTTCCCAAAACTCCCAATCAGGTTAAATCTTCGAAAATCTCGGTGAGTTCATCCATGATTTCTTCGGATTCCGGCTCTAAGTAAGACGTTTTCTTCTTACCTGTTACGGAACGACCCATCTCGGTGAGTTCAATGATGGCTCTCACGCGGCTCCGACGCTTCTCGGAATCGCCTTTTTTAATCAAGCCATGATTCACCAGTGCGCGGATTGAGAACTGAATCGACTGTTTCGAAGGCTTGTAAGTCAGCCTCTCGAGTAACTGGTCGAGGTCGGTTGGGGAGCCATCTTCGTTAGCGTCGCCAATGACTTTTAGAAGTTCGAGTTGTTTAGTCGTTAGGTGCATCATTCACGCTCATCTTGTATTCGTCAGGCAGCTTGGATATGTCGAGCGGCTCGTCGATAGGTTGGTAATCAAATGCCAAAATCGGCAGCCTTGCGGGTAACTTCGATTTCTCGTTCTTGCCCGTTGCATCTGGATTCAGATAAACCCCATAGAGCGGGCTGGCTAATGTAAGTTGTTGGAGCGACTTCAGCAGATAGCCCACGTCCATCGTCTCCGAACGTTCCACACCCTTGAAGCGGGCGTTTCCTGTTTTCTCCAGTGCCGAGCATGCGTAGTAGAACTTCCGCATCTCAGCCACACACTTCTCACGCACGGCCGGCTTCATCGCGGCGATCTCACTCATCACACCCACAAAGTCGGATGGGTTGCATTCGAACCAGCGGCGGAAGAACTCCATGCCTTTGGTGTAGTTTGCTGACCGCTTGGGCTTTGTAAACCTGATCCCAGCCTTGGCTGCGAACGGATTGAACTTAGACATGGATGACTGGAACTCGATCACCGAGCACGAGGTCATCCTCATCATGAGGTTCTGCATCTTGTAGGCGATGCCGGCTCCTCGATACATGGTATCCAGCACCAGGCGGCTATTCGTGCAGGCGTGAGCGTTGATCCAGAAAGCGCGGTGACGGTTGATAAGGCGTGTATCCATACCTCCCGTGTTTGGCTTCAGATGCGAGAACACTTCGTTTCTGCCAGACAGCAACATCTTTGGCACAGTCATGACACCGACACCGATGGTTTGCCCACGCAGAACACAGCGGAAAATCTTCGGCCCAATGCCCAAGTTCTCAGCCTTGTAATGAAGCTCGTGAAGCAAGTTCCAATCGTTGATGTCGCCACGCTCCACGTAGATTTCACCCAGCAATGACAGGGCGTGATCTTTGGGAACCTGGCGGCGTTCGATCAGAATGTCGACGTTGTCGCAGACTGTTGCCATAGTCTTATTTCTTCTTTAACGGCGGCAAAGTTGTGCCCGACTCGCGTAACGGAGTCTTAGTCTTTGCAATATCAAGCCCAGGCTGACCGATTTTCTTGATGATCTCAGTAGTAGTCTTTGATCCGCTCTTGTCGGCGAGCTTCTTGCCAACTTCTTTAGGTGTGTTTTTTGTTGCCATTGTATTTCCTTTCCATGATGTTTTTCCAAAACCAAATGCTTGAAGCAATGCCGGAACATCCTCCAAGAACTGCTATCACTAACGCCCAGATGTTGCCACTGGCGGCATACCTGACGAAGATGAATTGAGAGATGCTGATTCCAGCAGATGTAATAACGGCGGCGACATAGCGCCCCATGTTTACATTGCGAGACTGAAGCCCCAGTAAGAAAACGATAACGAAGCTACCCACGAACATCGTGAATACGTCGGCTAGGTCATATTCGAATGGCGTCATTAAGCCTCCCTGTAGCCTTCGTTAGGTGTGCGAACGATCTCGATCTTTTCTCTGTATCGTTTCTCGATGTAGAGATTGGGCGCGAGGTCGGCTACCATGTCCGTGTGCGTGGTCGCCACCATCAAGGTCACACCCATCTTGCGAGCAATCTTTTGCAAGTTGAAAGCGATCACCTTTGCAGTGGTTCGATCCAGCACCGCTAAGAACTCATCAGCAACCCAGACCTTCGCACCTGACTCGATGATTTTGGCGAGCTTGAAGCGATACCTTTGACCGTCAGATAGCTCGTATGGTTTGCGAACGAATAGATATGCGTCGTTGAGCCCAGCAATCGACAAAAGGCTTAAGCCTTCGGCAGTGTCTTTACCGATCTGGTCGATGAGTGGACAGTCCCTCATCTCGACTTCATCGATGTCCGAAATGTGTATACCTTTTTCAGCCATTTGAGCCTTCAGCTCACGCAAAGCCAGCGACTTACCCGAGCCTGATTGACCCGTGATATAGACGACATCACCTTGCTCGACCTCGATGGGTTGCTTGTCGAAAATCACGAACTCTTTATCGTTCAGTCCCAAACCAAAGGCTTCGGCGATCTCTAAGACCCGATCCGAGCGCTCGACCTGGCAGGTGAAACGTTTATCGAGGATGTAGATGGTCATTCGGCTTCATCCACTGCGTTCTCACGCTTCATGAGTCGAAGGTTCTTGGCCGTCCAGTTGAAGACCTTGGGATTGCTTACCCACATCTCGATTAGGCCGTTGGTGTGCTGGGTCGTGATGTGTTCCTCCTCGGCACCGTCATCGATTCCATAGACCCAGTTGATTGCGTGCGTCAGCTCGTGCTGAACGACATTGATTGCTCGCTGGCGTGGCAGGGTCTCGTCCAGATAGATGCGAAAGTTTTCAAATATGGTGATGCCATCGCAATCCACTAAATCTGAGCATTTCTCCTCGTTGGTAATCGTGATGCGGAACGTATATGCCCCGATCTTGACTCTACGAGGCAATCCGTTGTATACCTCTGACATTATGCAATCCTCCATGTTTTGCCTGAAAGAATCAGACTTATTGTTGCGGCATTTACCTTTAATTCTCGAGCCCACTTTGCAATACATCCATAAAACTTAACACGCGAACGCAAAGCGTTTACTTGCTTCGTCGTAAGGCGAGCCGTCACAGACCGCTCTCCGTGATTGGATGTGCCATGAGCTAATTTATCTCGTTCGTTTTGGCTTTTTGTGCCATAGCATAGGTTTGCACTTGTGTTGTTTTCTTTATTGCCATCAAGATGACGAACTTGCATTTTCCTTGCTGGTTTTCCATGAAACGCTTGCGCTACGAGTGCGTGAACATTAAATGTTTTCTGCTTTCCGTTTGCACAGATATTAACCATCATGTAACCACAGTTACTTTTGCTTTGTTTTAAAACTCGTCGCCTTGACCGAACTTGCCCATCACTCGAGACATCGTGAGTTGATTCAAAACCGATCACCGGCTTCCAAACTACCTCACTCATGACTTACTCCCTCCATTAGGTTTTTGATAAACGCGACAAATGCCTCCTCCGCTTCTAAGTCGAGTTCTGCTTCGATCTGAGCCATGAACTTGGCCACATGGCGTTCGTCTGCTCCTTTGATCGTTTTAAAACCTAACGCTTTGGCGATAGGCACTTCACGAGCATCGGTTTCGGCAACCTTTCGGGTTGACTCCTCTGCTTGCTTGTTCACTTCAACTTCAATGTCGTCCACAAAGGCGTCTTCATTGAATGTGCCGAGGTCGGCTTCAATGAATTCGAGTTCTTTCTTATCGAAGATCCCGTCAAGGTCGAAGTCCAGTGACTCCAGCTCGCGCTGAAGGATTCCGCTGTCGATGTCAGATAGGGCTACGCGGTTATCAGCCAGGCGTGAGGCACGTACCTGCTCGTCGGTGAGATCGTCACGTACCCAGACAGGAACGCTGGTGAAACCGAGCTTGATCGCGGCCAGGCGACGGCCATGACCTTTGATGACCACACCGTTCTTATCGACGACGATGGGCTGATCCCAGCCGAACTCCTTGATCGACTTGGCGATACGGTCAACTTGTTTCGCATCGTGAATCTTGGCGTTCAACTCATACGGCAGAACTTTATCGATCGACCATGCTTCGATCTTTCCCGGGATGTCTTTACTCATGCTTGGCCTTTCCAAAAGTTCTTAAATTCCGAGATTGTCATCTCCTCTACATATTCCTCATTGCTGTCGTCGATGTCCTCGTCTTCTTCGTAGGGCTCGAAATTGCAAGCATCCACACAGTCGTCGCACTCGAACGGGTCAAACTCACGATTGACGCAACGGGAACATTCTTCGAATTTGTTTGTGCTAGCCATCTCAGTCCTTTTTAGTAAGAATGTGGACAAGAGCATTGCCGGCATTTGATAGAGAATCTTCATCGCCGAAACGTTGCTCCTTCATTGTTCGTTCGATCATGTCGGTAATTGTTCCAACATCATCTAGGGGAATCTTAAAACGCATGATTTGATGCGTTTGGGCGGGTTTGGTCGAGGGGGTGACAGGTGTTTCCATGTCGTCCGGAAGGTCGAGGTCGTCCAGATCGATGTCCACACTCGAGAAGATGCTGGCGAACTCGGATTCCGAGTACGGCATGAAGGTTGACAGCTCTTCTGCGCTCACCCCCAGCTCGCCCAGTAAGCCAGCCAGTTGCAAGGTGTCGTCGGCACCGTAGCGACCGTTATCGACCAGCCCGATCTCTTTGGCCTTCTTGTCGTCGATCTTGCCCAGGTTGATGACTGGGACTTCTTCGTATCCCAGTCGAATGGCGATGTCACAGCGGTGCTCGCCACCAATAATTTCTAGTTCTCCGTCTATTCGCTCACGCACGACAATCGGCTTGAACAGTCCGAACCTTCGAATGCTTTCCTCGAGCTTTGCTTCATTCTCGGGAGACACGATGTTGGTGTTCCATGAGTTTGACCATAGCTGACGCGGGTCAATCATCTCCGTTTTGGTTTTGTTCTGGGGTTTCACAGTATGCCTATAGTAAGTCACGAATGACTGGACTATAATCCTTATACAAAGAAACCGCAAGCCCTTATATGAATAAAACTACTCCAGTTGTTACCATTGCTTACAATGCGACCATCGCAAAGCTCCATGAACCTGACCGCGCAGTCAAGCTGGAGGTGCAAAGTCTCGTTTCTTATCGAGTTTCGGGTGCAGAACACTCGGCCGCATTCAAAATGGGCAATTGGGATGGTCGATCCTCGTTTTTCGACTTTCGTGCAGGGACTTTTCCCGCAGGTTTTGTCAATTACGTGGCCGCACACCTTACAAGGCGTGGATACAAGGTCAACAGGGTCCGAAAACCTCTTCCACTACCACTTGGGCCCGAAAACCCTGTGGTTGATGCCTTTCCAGAAGACCCACGCTATGACTATCAGATGGAAACGGTGAATCGGCTGGTAAAGCATGGTTCGATGATTGCTCAGATCGCAACTGGGGGTGGAAAGTCAAGAATTGCCCGTCTTGCCTTCATGCGAATCAATAAACCGACCCTTTTTCTCACTACACGAAGCATTTTGATGTATCAAATGAAGGATACGTTCGAGCTTGACCTAAAAGTGCCGTGTTCGGTGCTCGGTGACGGCAAATTCGGGCATACAGACTCCGATGGGCGCCAGTTCATCAAGAAAATGTGTGTAGGGATGGTGCAAACGCTGGTTTCGAGGCTTCAAGAGCCCAATCCTGACGATTCACCCGAGGATCAGAACCGCCAGACCGCCATACGCAACCAAACGATCAGCCTTCTCAGCAAGTTCGAGCTGGTGATCGGTGAAGAGGCTCATGAAGCCTCTGGGAACAGCTACTACGAGATTCTTCGCCACTGCAAGAACGCTCACTACCGCCTGGCTCTGACAGCCACCCCGTTCATGAAGGATGACGAAGAGTCGAACATGCGGCTGATGGCTGCCTTTGGCTCGATCGGTATCAAGGTGTCCGAGAAGCTCTTGATCGACCGAGGCATTCTGGCCAAGCCGATCTTCAAGTACGTTCAGCTCAAGGACAAGCCCAAGAACCTGATGCGAGGCACGACCTGGCAGGCAGCCTACCGTCTGGGCATTGTCAACAACGAAGAGCGGAACAACTGCATCGTGGCCGAGACAGCTCGAGCGGCCAGGCACAACCTATCGACAATGATTCTCATCCAACAGAAAGCGCATGGGCACCTCTTAAAAGACCTTCTCAAAGCGAAAGGTGTCAAAGCGGTGTTCATCGACGGTGACAATGACCAAGAAGAACGCAAGGAAGCACTCAAGAAGCTCGCCAATGGTCAGATACATGCGCTGATAGGTTCGACGATCTTAGACGTTGGTGTAGACGTTCCTGCGGTCGGTATGGTGGTTCTGGGTGGCGGTGGTAAAGCCGAGGTTGCTCTCAGACAGCGTATTGGGCGCGGTTTGCGAGCCAAGAAGAAGGGCCCGAACATCGCACTCATCATCGACTTCGCAGATGACCATAATCGCTACCTCAAGGAGCATGCGCTACAGCGAGCCAGTATCGTGAAAGATACCGAGGGCTTCGGTGAGAACGTGCTCAAGCCAGGGGTTGATTTCGACTATTCCAGCTTGGGACTAGAGCCATAAAATGTGTAATATATTGAACATTATCCCGCTTAATGCTCAAAATATTGACCAGTGAAATGTATCTCATAGTTTACAAAACCATTGGTTTTGTATAAGACCTGATACGTCACTGCTGACTTGTTATATACTGAAGTGCATGAAACTTTAATAAAAGGCAGCCATGAAACCCTTTCTATACTTGAACTTAGCCATCATGGTGCTTATCGGTATCACTCTGGTTCTGACCACCAACCCTTTAGCGCTCTTTGGACTGTTCTTTCTACAGAACATGCCGTATGAACCAGACGAGGAAGGTGAGGAAATCGATGCGACCACGCCGATTGGGTTCATTCACCCTGAAGATTGAGGCCAAATCGATGCCACCGCATCGACGGGTCAGATTCTTTTCACCCGCAAGCTCGAGGCCGGTATACTTTAAGTACCAAGAACTTGACCTTTTCTCTGTTCTGAGTAAGTAAAACAACTTTACCCTCCATACCTCTACCTTGTAGGGGTATTTTTTTACCCAAAGATACCTCAAGCTGAGTTAGACTTCGTTTTCCAGTCGGCTCTCATGAAGAAGCTCTCTAAACTGACTCCTGAACAACTGGCCAAGATCGCGGAAAGCCTGGGAGAGTAAGCGGTAAAGCGAATGTGGTGGAATCGGTAGACACAAGGGACTTAAACCTCTCGCCTCATAGCGTAAGGGTTCGAGTCCCTTCATTCGCACCATGTTTACTACCATGATGGTTAATAGACAGCCAAAACACCTGTATTGACCATCATGATGGTAATTAGCGCTTGGCAATACCTCCGGTAGGCTCGTCATCTTCAGAGACCAGCTCGGAGAAGCGAAGATCAGCCAACGCTTTATCGTCAAAGCAGAATCGACGAGCGTAACCCCAGACATCACAGCCTAGGTATATAGCACGGGTATATATCAAATCGCCAATGGCAGCGATTGACCCATCGGGCAGAGCCTTGACTTGGCGATAACTGCCCTCCCCCATTTCATAGATTCTTTGAATGAGCTTTAACTGCTCAGGGGAAGTTTCATAGGTGGATTCGGTCATGGCATAGGTCTCGGCTGTATAAGGTTACGTTATTATACGGTCGGGGTTTTTGTATAATAACGGGCTTTTCGAATGGCTCTGTGAGGAGCCGATGAGGAACAGCTCGGCTGTATAAGGATAGATCGCAGGATAGCTCGGCTGTATAAGGAGGCATGGTCGGAACCTCGCCTGGCTGTATAAGGGGGTCATTGGGGGGTCTGGAACGAGGAAGGGAGCGCCTTACGACCTTCCGATTTTTTCTAAGACTTCCGATTTATTTCGCTAAATGAGAATGACTATCAAATGATAATCACTCTCATTCAGTCATTACTTACTTAGCGTAGAAACTTATGATAGCTTGACTTGCTTTATTATCTTTAAAACTAATAACATCATTTTTGTTCTTTTTGATAACGTTAGCAATATCAAGAGCTTTCAACATCATGCGAGTAGAACTTGCTTGAGTACTAGCGGTTGACTCATTGCAATTCATAGTGCGCTTGATTGCATTGACCTGCTCCAATTCTGAGTACTCGATTGCATTGCTCATTACCATGCGAGATTCTTTAGTGGTAAGTGTTTGCAGAGCAGAGAGATTGAAGAGTATCGCATTACTATAACCATCAATAGCAGACTTACTTTTAGTAGATAGAGCGGTAAGTGTTTTGCGTACTTTTTGAAGCGCGTAGACTGCTAGATAGTCTTGTTTGCTCTCAGTTTTGAGCACGCTAATTTGCTTAGCGAGATTAGCTAAATCAATATCATAATTACTTGCGACATTGTTAAGAGTGGCAATACCTGATTCTGAAGAGAGCATTTTCAATTCAGTTTGCAATGTGCTCTTCTGATTCTCATTCTCTGCATTGTCAATTCTGAATTGAATAGCATTGATAATTGCTTGAGCTTGTTTGTTTGCTTTAGTCATTTTGTAAACCTCTATAAGTGAGTTATATAAATATCGGTTTGCATAATTGCTTAACCGATAACTAAGATCATACTCTTATACATAGCTAAATCAATAGTTTTCATTCCGCATTATGAGATAAATCAATTATTTTTGATTCTTTCACAATATGAGATAAATCATTTTATTGGTTGACAATGTAATCATTTTATGGTCGCAAAGTAAATGAGGACTATTCTCATTTACGGATGAGGATCATTCTCATTGGCGATTCGGCGGATTTCGGCACCCTCCTAGGGCGCTATTCAGTTGTCCTGCCGTATATAGCCAGCATCAGCGCCGTACTCCTAGGCAACCCCGTTCATCAGCACAGCCGTACTCCTAGCGGGGCTCGTTCATCCGCCCAGCCGTACCCGTGCCCTAGGAAACCTTTAATGATGAACAACCAGGGTGTCCCCTGGTCATCGTTACCGCCCTACTCTACTTCCTCCTCATCCAGCTTCGGTGCAAAATGAGCGTAGTCAAAGCGGAGACCGGCCAATTCACCTTCTTCCTGCATCGCATACATCCAATCATCGGGTTCCTGTACATCAATAATATGATTGTCTGCAAAGCGATCTAATTGGGCGCGAGTTGTTTTCATGATAGTAGTCCTATAAGTAAGTAGTGAGTTATTCGATTAACGGATGTTGCGTACAACTAAAACAGGTAACTTGCTGAGCTTGGCACGCTTATATGAATCATAGCGACCTGCAAGGTATTCGATACCTTTAGCAAGCACATACATGATAGTAACGATACCGCCAACAACTAACATTAACGCTATAAAACCAGCTAAGAAGTCCAATTCTGTGTTCATGATGTAACCTTATAAGTAATCTGCAAAATCGCAGTAAATTCAGTATGAACCGCTGTTGTAGGCAATGTGTTGGGAGAATGATTGTTTTATGCAGATAGCCAAATCAATCAAAAATGAGTCGGGCGCGAAAACGCCATGACAAAACGCCTAGGAACAAATCGAAAGAAGGTCAAGATGATGCCTAGGAGAAAATCGCAAGACCAGCAAAACGCCTGGTCATAAATCTTAGACTGAAGACAGCTTATAGGCGTTATCTTCAAGTGTGAAGCTTTGACCAATCAAATCGTAGGGCAAATCTTCACACTCATCGCAAAGTGCTTTAGCGATATAAGGAACAATCATTGCTGGTAGAGAACCGATGGTATTCGTTTCTAGGCTGTCATGATGGATTTCAACTTGAAAAGTATCGTCTGCTTCTTCGTAGGATGTGATTTTAATATTGACCACGGTAAACCTCTCTTTAATAAGTAGAGTCAAAATTGACTAAATTCAGTATAAATACCGATTATAGGCAAATCAAGCAAAAACACAGGCTATTTTTTATTTTTAACCGCCTAGGAATGCCTAGGAGCAAATCGCCTAGGGCAAAATCCGCAAATGCCTATGTCCAAATCGCCTGGTACAAAATCCTAGGCGGCAATTCTCAGGAGGACAGCCATAGGAAATGCCTAGGGGTAAATCTGCTTCCTAGGAAACACCAAAAGACAACGGTTTGGAACCGTTGCGTGACTTGCTTGGACTTAGAAGTGCGTTTCGCTAAGGTATTCTGAGATCAATTCCAAGACCTCACTGCGAGTGTCAAAATAGCGCGTTTCCAACTCTTCATAATCTTTATAGGAAATACCATCTATGTACGAAAAATTCATATATTCAGTGATTTCGCTTTTAGCTTTATAGATAACAACCTCATGTACGAATTCATAGGAATCACCTTTGGTTCGACTATAAATGCTCATATCAAGAACAATGCGACCTTGACCGAGAATCAAAAAGGAACCGTCTTGTAATTCATCGTAATTTTCAATAATGTTTTTTTGATTAGGTGTCATTTTTTGCTTTCTTAAAGTTATTAGTCATAAGCGACTAAATACAGTATAGAAATGCGGTATTGGACTTTCAAGCAAAAATACAGGCGATCTTTCATGTATTTTCACTTACCCTAGAAAGACATTCTTCCTAGGCATGTAACATGGTGTATGTTAATGTGCAGGAAAGTATGTTAAATGCCTGATTTATATACATTTTCCCAGTAAAACGCCTAGGAGCATGGTTTACTAGGAAAAGCCGTTTTGCCAGGAGCCCAGCCGTAGGCGGCCACGCCTAGGCAATGCCAGGAGGCGACCCGTAGAGGAAGGCGTAGCTTCCGCGCCCATGCACCCATTGTCCGAGCCTGGACGCCGGCGACTTACGAAACTCCTAGGAGGCCGAGATGAGGATGATCCTTGTCCGCATTACGGGTGAGGATGAGAGTGATCCGTATCCTCAATGGCTAAACGAGGATGGTTTTCATCCATATTCACCCTCCCCTAGGAAGCTATGTACCCATACAAAAAGGCTCCCGCAGGAGCCCTCCCGTATATCGTCCCTACTGACTTACTTTCCTGCGTACATCGTTACCACGGCGGCAGCCGCAGGCGAATCTGTGAAACTGATCGTATCGCCTGTTTTCTGCTTGGTGACATTGGCGATTCCCAACGCACGCAACATCATGCGGGTGGAAGAAGCCTGGGTAGAAGCCGTCCCCTCCGAACAGTTAAGAAGGCGTTTAATCCCCTGAACCTGCTCAAGTTCCGTGTACTCAATAGCCTTACACAGCGCCATACGGCCTTCCTTGTTGTTGATGTGTTGCAACGCTGCCAAGTTAAACAGGATGGAGTTCGTGTAGCCATCGAAACCCGACTTGGAACCTTGAGCAAGGGCGTAAAGGGCTTTACGAACTTTCTGGAGAGCGTACACGGCGAGGAAGGCTTCCTTCGATTCGTTGCGGAGCACCTTGATGGATTTCGCCAACCCTGCAAAGTCGATCTCATAGTTAGAAGCCAACTTCAAAACCCCTGCGGCATGCTCGCCTGAGAAGAACTTAAGTTCCGTTCTAAGGTTGTCCGCCTGGTTGTCGTTGTCCGCATGAGTAATACGATGGGTGATAGCCTCGATGATACCGGCTTGGGCTTTTTCAACATTGAATGATTTTTTCATTTTGCTTCCTTATATATAGGTTAAATAATTATCGAATCCGACAAAATGTCATAAGTGATCCGATAACTACATTGTATGACGGGATAACAGGACAAGCAATACTTATAGCAGGGAATCTTATAGGGCGGAATGCCAGCTTTGGAACCCTCCTATATACGCCTGGGGGTGAAATTCATACTTTTCCCCTAGGGAGATACTTTTTCAGGCAAAACCTTATAGGGGAATGGATGTCAAAACTTATAGGGCAATCCCACGGCGAGCAGGAAAACGCCTAGTCGACAAACCAGCCACTCAGCCGTATCCCTAGGCATCAACCTCTTTTTTGGGGTGCTTAGGCTTGCGTTCACGCTCCCTATCTTTCTTCGACTTCTCTTTGCGAGTAGGAAGAACGCCGATACGAGCCTTACGCCTAGGGGGTTTGATGATGATCGTTTCCATAGGCGTCATTGTAGTCTGTGACAGGAAAGTTTTGTATAAGGTTATGTGGAAGGTGGCGAAGAAAAAACTCGGCACTACAAACCCCTTTATTTCCCTTCTTTTTATTCTTCCCTTCTTTTTATTCTTCCCCCCCTTTTGTTCCCCCCCTTTTGTTCTTCCCCCTTTATTCCTCCCCCTTTTGTTCTTCCTTTTTAACCTTATACCTACCCTTACGCCTAGTTGTTCTATCTCCTATACAGCTTTCCTATTGTTATTGATCTTTACAGCCTATTCGTTGTTCTCCGTGTTCGTGATCGTTTCCTAGTTCTTATTCTTCTTTCCATAGCCGTATGTATCTCTGCCCTATCTCCTATTGCTGTTTCCAGCTTTGCTCCCGTATGTTAATTTGGTAGCTGATCTAGGGGAGGTCTTTAATGAGCTTTTGAGCGTTTTGGGGGTCGTTGATAGGTTCGTCTATGTCTTAGCGGTTTGGATCGCTTCTGAGCTGGTTTTGGTGTCTTGCCTGTGGTCTATTTCGTGATAGTTCAATTAACCTTATACATTCTTCCCTATTCTTATAGTTGGCTTATAGTTAGAATGAAACCTTATAGGGGATGCTTATAGGTAGAAATGCCTTTAGAATCATAGGGTTACAAAGGTGTAAATGGGGACAGATTCGTGTATCGTTCCTATAAGGTTGAAAAACGCCTAGGAATGGTATTTAGTGGGAGAAAATGGGACAGGATGATTGCTCACTCTGTCCCTATTTTGTAGTACGCCTACAGGTGCTTTTCGATGATGTCCGCTATCTCGTTGAAGGTGCGAATTCGTCCATCGAACAGTCCATCATTTAGCTCTCCGAGTGACGGGCTGTATCCACCATGATAAGTGCCATAATCTTCGATTTGGGGATTCACTGCTTTGAGTCCTGCCCAGTCCGCCACTTCTACTGGCAGAACATCGTCTTTGCCAAAGTAGAAGTTAGGGTCGGTTTGCGTGCGGGCTTTGGCTTTGTTCTTTTGGGCGTGAATGTTGCACAAAACGCCTAAACAGCAGAACTTGTTATCCTTATCTCTGAGTACGCCTTGCGCCTGTTGGTATTCGCCTGAGCGTAACGCCTCAATCCACAGTTTCTTGATTCTTGGCTTCATTGGCTTAGTTTTCATTCTTCTACCTCCCCTATGTCAAGTTGACATTCGGAGTTCTCGTTGTCGTAGTAGATTCCAACTACCGAATATCTGATTTGTCCACCATGCGTGTACATGGATATTTCTGCGCTTGGCGGGGCACTCTGTAACGCCTCGATTAGCTCGCCGACTGTCATGATTCTTCCTCCTGTAATACAAAATGTAGTTGCACCCATAAGTGGTATCTCCGTTTAGTTAATCGTTGCTACATATTCAGAATAAACCGCACACATAGGAGTAGCAATCGTTCCAATCATCTACCCTATGAACAAGCCAATACTCTTACTTGGTCAGGCGGGTAGTTTGCACACATCCAGCCCTGACCGAGTACATCTATCCTGCCGGCACTATTCAGCTCCACCGTGACTTGGCGCTCTTTGCCCGTGTACCAAGAACTCTCCAAATGCCTGGCGAGTTCGACCACCATGCCCTCGCCTGCATCCAGCCAGCCATCGTCCAAGAGTTGACTTTTCAGGGAGCGTGCCACTTGGTCGATCTTGCCCTTAGTCATGTTACCGACATAGGGCATGATGTAGATACGCCGTTCGCCTGGCTGTCCATTTGGTATCTGAAATTCAGTTTTTAGGCACTTCTCAATCTGCATCTTCATTCTTCTTTTCTCCAAATCAGTTCTTGTCGAGTCACCACTTGGAAGATTCTTACAGGGGCACGGGGCTTATCTGCCTGACGCAAGATTGCACAGACATCCTGCAAGCTCTCGGCATGGATTCGTTCTTCCGACTCATCTCCATATACGACTACATATTCCTTTTTCATGCGACCCCCTGAGCCTGTAGTAGCTGAACATTCAGGGTGTGCCCTATCTGACTCAGCTCCTTGATGTCGTTGTCAGATAGGAATGTGCCTTTGCCCTTGTTGATCTCGGCATTGACGGCATCCTCGAGCAAAGCCGCCTGTTGAGTCGTTAGCTCCAAAGTAATCTTCATGCGGTCTCCTTCATTTCGTTAATGGTTGGAGCGTCATGCTCCCAATCGAGGTGGTCTTCCGTGTCCCAGTAGGGGTCGACCTCTCCGTTGTATTCGATTTGACCCTCAGCCATCGCCTGCTCGAACAGTTTAGGGTCATTGAGAATCGCTTGAACCGCCTGCTCACTATCTGCTCGAATGACAAGTCCTACTCGTTGCCAAACCTTGATCTGCTCGTCCGTGTAAACGCGAAACTCCTTCATACACCCTCCTTATATTCAACCGCATCCTTGTCCCATCGTTCACGATCCCATACACGACCGTTATAGGACATGAAGCCAATCAGTTTCTCCGCCTTGAACACTCGGCAAAGACTCCAGTTACCGCCACCGATGTCGTAGTCGTCTTGGAACTCTCTGACCTTCTCGACCAACGCCTCGAGAGTCGGTGCATCCAACGCCTCACCTTCAGGCACACCCCAGAGTGGCCGATCAGGGTCTTGGTTGTAGTCGGGATTGCCTACAGTGGTGATGATGACTTTGAACATGGATCAGTTCTCCCTGTACTTAGCGATTGCTGCCTGCATAGCTACTTCGGCATCTGCCTCCGTACCGCCCGCAACGAGCACGCTCTTGGCAGAGTTGCTGATCTTGCCCAAGACCATGATGTCGAATTGGATACCGCTTGCGATCCTGTGGAACATAGCGTTCACAACGGAGTCGATTTGTTTTGCTGTCATTTTCTTATCCTTCGCATAAGTGCTTTCGATAAATTCAGTATTACAAGCCTTGACAGGACTTGCAACACAGTTCATTGGGAATTTCTGTTACCACTTGTTATGTCCAAATACCATTCTGTATAGGACGCAACAAATAATCGTTATGAGCATAAATCTCCATTCAGTCGGTGTAGGGTGAAGAGATCGGATGAACATCCACATCTTCGGTGAGCTTCTTTAGGAAGTCCCGAAGTTGCTTCTTGGTCATACGCCTGAGTTTGCGTTCGTTCAGATTCCTCTTCTCATGGTTCCTGCCCCGTCTACATTGGGAGCAGTTGCATGATTTGTGGAATGTGCCTTTCACAGCGTTGCCCAATCCCTCTCGCCTATCTTTCTGTATTGCATCTCCACACAGCCATAGTTGCCCTGCGCCAGTAGCCAACTTCCTCCAGTTCGCCCTTACGCTGATCTTCAGGCTTCGGTACAAGGTAGCCGTCATCGCCTTCAGTACAATCGTCACGCAGGAATGCAAAACAATATTGATCCAGTCCCATTTGATACTCCTTAAAAATTAGGTGTCATAACCGACAAATTCAGTATTACAAGCCGTTACAGGACTTGCAACACTGCCTGAGAACTCCCCTTTAAATTGCCCACTCAGCTTCATCGTAACCATCGAGACGCCTGCAAGCCCAGCTCTTGACTGTCTCCACAATGCGGAAGGCTTCGGTGTTCTCGTACTTCTCCACTTCACACGCCTGATAGTTGAAACAATCGCAGAGTTTGATGATTTGGAGAGCTTCGTAGGGAAATGCCGCCCACTCAGATTCGGCTCGCTGGACATACTTAATCTTCTCTAGGGTGCCCGCCTCGTTATAACGGGCGTTGATTGACTGAGTGTTGGCGTCCTTGAGGCGCTGGGCAAGATTCTTCTCGTTGCCTTTAAACTCGAGGGACGCTCCATCGACATCGTACATGGCACAACCAATCAAAGCTCCATACTCAATGATGGCGCTGATATGTTCATCCGTACACATAAATGCTGACATATTATTTCTCCTTATAGTTCGTAAATGAATACGGTTCCTGCATCATAGAACTCTGCCCACAGACCCATATCCTGAAGCGTATTCAAGAACTTAGGGTTAATACCCAAAGTGTCTTGATAGCCGTAATAGTTAAAAAGAGGAACATCAAACTCATACTCCTCGTCATACATTTCAGAACCCTCTCCCGACCATAGCGAATTAACATGGCCTGAACCGAACTCCTCACCCAGCTTGAACCATGCTTTCGGATACATGGCTTCAAGTACTGATTGTCTTGTTTCCCAAATAGTTTTCATTTGTTTGCCTTAGCTGTTATTTACGACAAATTCAGTATCGCAAGCCATTATTGGGGTTACAAGTCATCCGTGACTTATCCCTATGAAGTCTCCAATGTGGTGAGACAGACCGATTTAAACGCTTGGCCTCGCATTTGTTTGATAAAGGTATGCTCAGGTATTAACCATTCTTTCCTAGAGCAGGCCAAGCGGTTTTGCTGGCAGGCAGTACAAGGCATAAAACTGTCAATGATTCATATATGAGTCATTAAGGGGGTTAAGGACTCGTTTATGAGTCATTCCTAGGATTGCGTGGTCACAAAAAAGGGGAACCCGAAGGCTCCCCAAAGGACTAAAGCAAGCAAAAACTTTTACCAGGCGTCGTCTACCGCCGTTGTGATTGTATGAGCGGAGGGTGCCGTATCTCTCTCAGCCTCTTCCTTTGGTGCGAAGGTAACTTCTCTTCCAATTACGCCCTCTGCAAGCGGTGTCAGGCAGTCGTGCGACACTCGCCACTTACCTGTCTTGGGTGCGTGTGTCAGGCCGTCAACTTCAACGCCTGAAACGGTCTTGGGATTGACACCCGTAATCCTGATGTATCGCTTGTTACCCGACTTATCCATGAAGGTAGCAACAGCGCCTACTTTGCAACTCCGCTTACGCAGAAGTAGCGAACACTCCTGCTTGAGCTTGGTCAAGGAATCATTGCTGAGTGTGGCAAGTTGAGACAAATCCAATGCAGACATATTCTTCTCCTGTTCTGTATCAATCATTTGACCCCTGTTGCCAAGAGTCAGGTGATTGATGGGGCACGAAGCCCCATCAGACCTACTTAGATACGAGCCTTCATGATCTGAAGGATTGCGCTGTCGGGATTAGCGACCATGCGACCCTTCTCCCGCTGAGTAATACCGAGCAACGGGAACAACATGAACATCTGATTAGCCTGTGACGCTGAAGTGCCAGCGCTGTAGGGCTTGCTCAGAAGATTCGCCTGAAGGTTGCCCGCCTTACCCGAAGTCAGCTCGCCATCAGCAATCAGAACTGTGAAGGCACGCTTCATCACATCGTTAAGGGCGCTCACGTCCTTGCCCGACTTGATCCAAGTCATGAGCATGATTGCCTTCTCTTTCACCTTGTCGGCGATAGCGCCTTTGGTGTTCATTGCGGTGACGAAGGACTCAGCACGAGCAAGCTGGGTCGTGGCATCGTCAGACATCGAGAAGGTGAGGAAACCTGTGTCGCCGAGCAATGCAAGCAGGCGGTCGCCTGGCAAGTGAGTCACGGAAGTAACTCGTGGTGCCTTCGGAGCTTTTGGCTCTTTAGCAACTTTCGCTTTCTTGGCCTTGACGGGCTTCTCAGCGACATCCTGCGGTGTATCAGCTACGGCAATCGCCGGTTCGTTCTCAGCTTCCTTGTAGAGCGCCTGGACAGCTTCGACTTTCTCGATGTCGGCTACTGCCGCTTCGATCACTTCCTCGCTGTGGTTCTCCTCGATGATCTCGTCAGCATCCAAGCCAGCGAGCATCGCATCCAAGTTAGCGTCATCGGTGATGGACGGATTCAGACCCGCCATGTGTACTACAACTTCCTGAACTTTCTTTTTAGCCATGATGTAATTCTCCATAAAAGGTTAAATAACTATATAAATAGCAAACTGCGGAACGGCATCGCATTTGCGATAATTGAATGTTACTTACCGAAGAATGGAGTATCAATGGTTTTCATTGGATACTTTGTAAGATTGCCTGCGGTGCGTATTCATTCGCTTATCTTTACGACAGAATCAGTATTACAAGCCGTCATTGGACTTGCAACATGATAAGCAGGCTATCCACTAGGGGAGTTACATCATGAAGGAACTGATTAAAATTGCGCCCGCGTGCGTATAGCATCGCTATATAGGCATAGCAATAGTATTCAACGGGGATTTGAGTCAGTTTCAGGAGCACCATCTGGCGGTGGAACGGCAAATATGGATCGGCATGAAGGGGTACTCCTACCCCCTTCTCAGCCTTGTCCCCGTATGTCGAGGCATCACCAAGCCCCGAAATCATCGGTAAGCCCCTCAATGGGCTTCTCCGCAGGTGCATCGAGGTTAGGCGGTGGCGGTGGTGCGAGTTTGTTGTTGACCTCCACCAGCTCGCCGTTATCAATCACACATTCGCCATGCTTGAAGATAAACTCTTCATAGCCTGCGATTGCCGACTTCTCATCGGGATAAGTTTCACCACTCGCAGGGTCATAGACCAATGAGCCATCTTCCCTGTAGTTCTTCACGATCAGGGAGTAAACCTTGTAGAACTCAGGCAGTACATTCCTAACATCCTTCTCAGGTATGGCGCCGTACCAAAGAAGCTCCGCAAATACTTTGCCGTTGTCGAACCGCCTAACCTTGACATAGCTCTCATCTT